TATGTGGATATTCCTAATTCTAATTCTATTGATAACATTAGACCAGCCACCAATATAGTGAGCATGGTTACCCATATACTCGGGAGCCTTAATGCCAAATTGAGCGGCCATCTGATCTGAATAATCCTTGCTAGAGAATTGTACCACTTCTTTCCAGCGCTGCAAATATTCCGTCGCACGGATTGACAGGGCGGAGAGATCAGCATTTAAACGCAATTGAGTATTATTTTCAGGGCCAGCAGAAGAAAGAGCAACAGAAGTACCTGTAGTACTAACCAATACTCCCTGAGAAGAAGGAGCCACAATAGAAGTATTAGAAAAATTAGACAATGTGGAGATAGGCAGAGCAGCTACCGGACCATATTGAGAAGAAGGCAACATACCCATAAAATAGTCTTGCGGATAATTAGCGTAGCGCATCTTAAGCATATCAGTGCACAATGAAACATAACTAGTACCTTGCCAATAATCTACATTATAAGCGTAAGCTAAATGTTTCTCCCATTGGGAATTGCTGAAGAAATCGAAATAAATCTTCTGATACGCAAGAATAGGAAGCATATTAACCGACTGACTTACAGAATAAACCAGAGGATTATCTCCGTCACCAACATTATCTAGACCTAGATAATCCTTAGTAATGGCAGCCTTAGAAGGATTACCGTCACCAATCATAGATCCATAACCAAGTAGATCCAACAATTTACAAGCGCCATAGACATAAGGGAGACCAGCATCATCACGAGCATTAGCCTGATCCGCAGTATTTGCGAGCGCTAATAAAAGACTAAACTGAGACATAGTAGTATAAGGAACAGAACTTAACGCAGTACTATTCTTATCATTACTAGAAGCACTTGTCATATAATCAGTCATCTGCGTAAATGCCTGAGGCAATGCACGAGAAATCAGCCGTAATGGAACAGCGTAGAAGTCATAATACTCCTTAATACGGGTATAAGCAGCCGTATTAACAGGAACGGTACGGGTAAACCAATCCGAGGAAATACGATATTTATTTCCCGGAATAGCAATTTGCCAATAGCATGGCAAAATTTCACCGACTTTAGCAGTAAATAATTTCTTCGAACTTAAGTCGAATGAAGATCGATGCGTAGAAATTCTCGCTCGATCAAGAGGATTAAAATCACTCATAATTAATAATTAATAAAATTAAAAGTTATAAAATTATAAAAATTAAATCGCATGGCTAAACCATACGATTAAAAATATTATTAGCATCATTCAACTTCTTATGCTTAATCATATCACGACAGTATGTCGCACTACGGTACCGGAGTTGCTCAAGAAGTTGAACCGTTTCAAATGTAACATCCGACAAGACATCACGCTCCTGCCCGTTCGCAGGCAGCGCAAAAATACAATCCGATATGTCCGAGTTAGCGGAACGTATGTTGAACTCATTTCGTAGACTTTCATAATTTTTTTTCTTTTCATACTCTATACCCGTTTTAACGATAAACATAATACGACCGGAATAAGCACTAAGATCAGAGCCGAACTCAGGCAAATGCCAATTCCGGAAGAATTTATAGACATATAAGAATAGCCTATACAACTTATTAATATAAGATTCAACATCGACATCGCTAGAACAGTTGACAAACCTAGTAAGACACCGAGCAGAATGTAATATAATCTTGTCATCATCAGTAAGAATAGGATTACATTTAAGATATTGATAATAAGAGCGAACAAGACTTAAGATCGAGTCCTGTCTGTAATCGATAAATCCGAATTTCGCAATTCTCGCTGGCGTTCTGTGAACAGAGCGAAGAATTCTAATAATCGCAGTACTATCGTCATTGCGAGCAGACGAGAATCGGGGGAGTAAGGTACGGATATACGACATGGGTGGAGTTGACCGAACACAGACACCGCCGAAGTTGTAGCTTCTTCCGTTAACAACTGAATCGATTTTCTTCTCAATTTGCGCATAAGGGTCATCACTCTCCACGAAATCGCAACCTTTTTCAAAGAATCCGACAGACGCTCTCGACTTGGGTCTAAATGAGCGGCATGAGCGATATAATAAGGGAGCAGAACTAAGGCTGTTAACGTAACTCGATACGTACGACGTAGCTCCACCAGCGGAACGTTGGAAATCTGAACGACCGAATGTCCAACTCTTATCGTGACATTGTCGTAGAACCTCTGCGACTTGGTCCGAGTTCGTGAATAATAACAAATGGAAATGCGGACGGAAATGAACTGGACCATATTCGCCCACAGCGTAGAAATGTAACGATCCATAAAAACCTAATTTATTAAATAAATATTTACGTAGACGCTTTATATAGTTCTGAACATCAACATAGTTCAGGAAGGGAATAAGGTTATCACGACCATATTGCGAAGAAACGGGATAGTCCGTTTTGTCAACAGCTTGCGTTTTGCTGATAAAACTACGAATAGCATCCAGACTAAGAAACCAACTGTCCTTAACAGGAACATGCTTCTTAACTTCACGGTCATACGGAGCAGTACCCTGTACTTGCTCGAAAAATATATGACGCAACACGAAGTTATCATCACATTGATATTCAGAAACAGGGATATAATCATGGTATTCATCACCAAAATGAATATCTCCTGAAATGCCTACAGCATCCTCGTATTCACTATGGAGAACCTTACAATTCATAAGAGGAATATGCTCATTATCATACGTGAGTGTAACAAAATAAGAATACTTGAAAGCACTTCCAGCGGTCTTCACTCGCATAGACGCCTTCTGAGCCTTCTTATGGATACAATAATCGCATTGACCGCAATCTACAGCAATGCGTGCACCAGTGTACTTGTTCGTAATAAATGAACGATGCTGACAATGGTCAGCCGCCTTAAGCAAATCAGGAGAAAATTTCATATAACCAAGAGCCTGAAATGGCAATAAATATAAATATAAATAATAAAATCAATCAAACACCGATAGCGCTAAGAATATAGCCTAGAGCAGCAGAAACAGCGCCAATAAAAATCTTCCAAAAATTACTATTTTTCTTCTTTGTCTTTTTCATCTTTCCAAATTTTAAGTTCAACAAAATTATCTTCCTCTCTAATCGAATCCACAATGACGATAAGACCCAATCGAGAAACTCGCTCAGAATAATGTCCAAGACCTTCGAGAGAATTAACAACATAAGGCGGAATAACATCACGACCAGTTTGTTTTTCTTTAACAGAAATAATAAATTTTTGCATAATTGTAAAATGTTTAAAATGTTAATAATAGCTGTAACTTCTACAATGGGCAAAGGTATGGCATTTTTTTGATATTACCAAATGTTTTTTGAAAATTGTGGGGGAAAGGATCATTTATGATGGAGTGTGAGTTGTGCGTTTATAGACAAGGAGATAAGAGAATCCGAGATGATAACTCGGGATTTGCTTCGCACACAACTAGGGGCTTCGCTTAATTAACAAGTGGATGTATACAGGGGTGTATAGACACGGCAGGTCAGATAGAACCTGCCTCTGCGCACTTCGTGCTAAAATACCGGAGCGGAACGCTCCTATAAGGAAGTCGCTCCGCTCCATATTTCGATCAGGCCCTATGCGGGCGGCAGGTGTATATCACTCAAGCGCCGTGATGGGCTTCTAGTTCTGAAGTACGCTATCTACTCTTAGTACCGATTGAATTGCCAATACCTTGGAAGATACGTGTACCGTAATCCACTGCATTACGTAACTCATAAGAATCCACATCCTTCTGTTTATGCTTAGAACTCCACTTATAATAATCTCGTAGAGCCTTGTCCTTAGAATATTCAATGTTCTTGAGAACATTTACATTCTTAGAATCCCATAATGAAGATAAACCACGAGCACGATTAGACTGAATATTCGCATAAATCAGAGAATCAGCAGTTTGAGAAGCAATCTTATTATTAATACGAATACCATTGGTTTCAGCAGCGGTCTTAACAGCTTGAGCCATCTGATTTTTGTACTGCGCCTCAGATAACGCACCTTGAGCAAACAGGTTAGCAAGGGTCTGACCCTTGATAAACAAATCAGCCTGCTGCTGATCATCAAGATACTTGTTAAGAACTTGCTGAGCTTCAGAATCAAGGAGAATCTGCGCTTCTTGAGCAGAAGTAAGGCGACCGGCAAATTCCATATTCTTAAGTTCCTGATATTCCTTAGACTGATCCAATAATGCAGATCGGCGACCGGTAGACGCATTCCAATAACCTGACTGTCCAACACCAATATTACGATAATCAGTAGCGCCAAGGATCTGTTGCATCCTGTACGGAGTAAGAGCAGCATTACTCTCAGCATTAATCATAGCGGCACGAGCCTGCGCCATAGAAGCAAGAGCAGAGCCTACGTCGGAAAAATCAGGGCGAAACGCTTGTAAACTAGGCATACCAGCAGCGGAAGCGACAGGAGATTTAGAACCGGCCAGAGCGGCAGAGCCCTGAACAAATGGGTTTAAACCACGAGAAATCATAGCATTGGGGGAATTATAGGCATTATTCATTCCCCACATTTTCTCTTGCCAATCACGCTGAATCTGAGCTTGCTGAGCGTTGAATGCATTATTCTCACGATTAATATCGATACTAGTCTGGTTTGTCTTGTTCTGAGAAGCGGATCCGATTGCATTACCAGCAAGAGAAGCGCCAGCAGCAATAATACCACCAAGGAGAAGGGGAGCAATACACTTTTCAGAGAGGCCCATTAAGGGGTTCTCTCCAATATCATAGAATCTCATTGAGCAGGAGCGTCAGGGGCGGACGACGGATCGGGCGCTGACTGTTGCTCTGCCAACATCGCTTCGGCATAAGCCGTTAGCTCAGACTTCTCGCTAGCCAGCTGTTGAAGCACAGCCTGTCTCTCAGACATCGTCTGGCAATGACGAGAAATTACACAAGCGAATCGCTCTTCATCGGTCATACCATCCATAATAGTGGATTGAGTAGGATGCACCTGAGAAAGAATATACTGAACATTCATATCGCCAAGCAGACGACGATATTTTTCCTGATTCAACAAGATTTGGGTCATATCACACTGGATCAGATCACCATCAGGAGATTCATCATACATCACCTGATCATATACAGATGCCTGATAACACGGATGATTCTCAACAAGTTCAGGAACAAAATCATCCTTGATAAAATCGGGGTTTTTATAAGCGAAATTTCTCATATCAAACAAATCAATAAGGTAGACCATTACGGTCCAAATTTTGAACAGCATATACTTGAAAATTAACATTACACAACAATTGGTCAAACGCAACAGAACAATTAGCAACATCAATCTGTGGAACAAAAATAGAATTCAATTGCTGAGGACGAACCTTCATAGACTGATAAGACCAAGCGCCAGCGGAAGTAAGAACCTGCCAACCATCAAGAGGAGCAACCCAAGACTGATAAGCAGCACCAGCACGGAATCCGGCATGAACGGTATCAATATTAGATTTCCATGGCCAATAGCGAAGATTATAACCAAGGGAACCGGAGACTTTGCGGCTGGGATTATTCTGAAGGTTAAGGGCAGGGACAGCCTGCATACCAAGCTGATCGAACGCAGGCTGAGGAAAATCGGAAACAGCAGTTGTAGTTAACTGAGGATTCTGACCTGTAAGGTTCCAATCCAATAGAGGAACTGCATGATAAACACACATGATAACCTGATGCTCCGCACCACAATCATAAGTAATATCATGTCCTGACTGACTAGAGACGCCCTTACCAGCGATAGAAGCCTGAGAAGTATCAGCATCTAGATTAGTATTAACTACCTCATTAATATTGATAACATTAGACCAGCCACCAATATAGTGAGCATAGTTACCCATATACTCGGGAGCCTTAA